CTTCAGTAATCGGTGGATTCCCTGCGGCAACACAAGTACAATCAACTCCACCTCCTAGTACAACTCAACAGTTATTAGGATTAGGAATTGGTGCTGCTGGTTTAACAGGTGCAGTTAGAAGTATATTTGGATAAAATAATATGAGCATGATTTTTAGAAGACCGATGTTTAGACGTGGAGGAAAAGTCGATGGCCGTGGAACGGGGATTACATCTGGATTAGATTCGCCAAGACAAAATTATGTTGATGGTGGTGAAGCTATGAAAATTTATCAAGAAATAGAAAAACAATTACCGCCTGCGCCAAAACCAAGTTTATCATTAGGTGACTATTTAAGAATTGCATCAACAGGAGCTGAAATACTAGGTGCACCAGGAGAAGGTGGTGGAATTAGCGGAGCATTCAGAGCTGCATCAAAACCATTATCAAAACTTGGTCTTGGTTTAGCAGAATCAATTGAAGGTAGAGAAGCTTTAGCAGCTGAACAAAGAGCTGATAAATTGAAAACACTTGCAACTATTCAAGCTGGCTTAACAGAAGCAGACATTAGATCAAGAGGAGAATTTGAGAAACGAGATGCCGCATTTGAAGGTTTATATGAAACTAAAAAACAAAAAATAATTAATAATCAAAATTTAACACCTGAACAAAAACAAGCTGAATTAGCTACATTAGAACAAAAGAAAGCTTCTGATTATGAATTCTTTGTAATTAAAGGTGGAGACGTATCAGACTTCTTTAAATTAGCATCACAGAATGAAGCAATCTCTGCTGCAAATAGTGCTGCAAGAAAGAAATTAGACGCTGAAAACATAGATAAAAGCAATCCTGAATATGCAAATAAACTTGCACAATACACTGCTGAATTCCTAGCTATCTTTACTCAACAATTTTCTCAACAATTTGCAAAAGGTGGTATGGTTGAAGCTAATGTTCAAGAAACTTCTGTTATGGATCAAGAAGCACCAGCAGATCAACCTATTCCATTAACTTATGATGAACTTCGAGCAAGACTTCCTAAAGAAATAGGAGATGATATTGTTACCTTATTATCTTCAAGTTATGAAGCTTTGGCTGATTTTGCAGAAATAAGAACTCAAGCTGACGTCAATTCATTTAATCAAAAATATCAAGTACAATTAGTTCTACCACAGGAGGCCTAATCCATGGCAGACGACAATCCATTATTCAAAGTTCCGAAAGAACAGGATTTCTTAAATATTATTAAAGATGCTGAAGAATCAGGTATTCTTGATAAGAATAAAGAAGATGTAGAATTAGTTAATAATCCATTATCTTGGTTAAGGTTTGATCCTCTTATGTCTCCTTTTATTAGATTAAAAGAAGAAACAGAAGAAATTAAATTTGAAGAACCTGGACAAAGAGATGCTGCTAAAGAAATAGAAAGAGGTTTAGTAGGTGGTGCTGTTAAAGCAGGAAAAGGAATTCTTGAATTTGTAACAGCTGGTATTGATTTATCTGGTAAAACAGAATTAACTTCTAAACTTGATCAAGCAACAAGAAGTTTTTTATATAAACATGGTGATCCAGAAACTTTTAGTGGTAAAGCAGTTGAACTATTGACTCAATATGGTGTAGGTGGAGGCGCTGTTTTAAAATTACTTAAAAATGTTGGTCAAATAAAAAAGATTAAAAAGCTAGATGATTATTTAAAAAAATCAATTGCTGGTATTAGAAATAATAAAATAAGAAAAGGTGTTGCTGGTGCAACTGACATAGCATTAAGATCTGGCCGTGGTGCACTATCTTTGTCTATTGCAGATATGGCTGTTTCAAATTCGGACCGTGAAACGTTATTTACACAAAAAGTAGAAGAAGCTGGTAAGACAGGAAGAGATTTAGCCGTAGCTAGATTAGCAAATAAAATAAAGTTTGCGCAAGAAGGAGCTATTATTGGAGCTGGTATACCTTTAGTAGGAGCTGGTTTATCTTTAGGAGCAAAATTTGGATTGTATACAGGAGGTAAGGCACTTGGTATTGGATTTAAATTAGCTGATCCATTAGTCAAAGGAGGAACTAAACTATTAGCTTTAGATCCAATTGTTTTCCCAACAATATCAAAAGGTATTGGAAAAGCAGGACAAGTGATTGGAACATTAACTACAAGAATAGCATTACCTGTTGTATCCGGTGGTAAAGTATCTCCATTAGTAAGAATAAAAGAAGGATTACCTTCGTTTCAAAATTGGAGATTATTTAGTGTAGATAGCGTTGATCCTTTAAGAGCTACTCTTAAAAAAATAGATAATGGTCTTTCTTATTTAAGATCCATTGGTAGACAATCTCCTGAACAAGCCAATATCGCTATGAGAGGGGAAAAAGAAATTATTTCTAAAGCTAGAATAGTAGAAAAACTTTTAGATAGTCTTGAAAAACGAGCTTATGATTTAGTCAAAGGTTCTAAAAAAATGTATGATGCTAAAACAGTATCACCAGCAAGTCAGGAAAAATATCTTGATGAAGTTCTAGAGTATTTTAAAAATCAAAGAGAGTTAGCAACTTTACAAAAAGAGTTACAAAAACCAGCAAGAAAATTAAGAGAAATTTTAGATGAAACTAGAACTACTTTTTTAAAAATACTTCCAAAAGATTCTTTAATTAAAGATACTTTATCAAAGAACATTAAAGGATACATGAGAAAATCTTTTGCTATTTTTACTAATCCTAATTATGCACCAGATGAATCTTCGGCTATATTTAAAGATGCTGTTAATTTTGTAAAAAGAATTATTTCTAAAAATATAGATTTAAAAGAAACAGCTATTAAAATGGCTAAAAGAGATGGTACTAATTTAGCTACTGCTACAGAACAATTAGCAAAAGATCAAGTTAATGACATTTTAAGATATGCTAAAACAGACAACAAAGATCCAATACAAATATTAACTAATATTTCAAAGAAAAAATTAAGATCAGATAATTTAATTGTTACTGGAGAAGAACTACCAGATGTCATTAGAAAAGTTTTAGGTCAAGAAAATGATTTAAGAAATACAGTATTACAAACTATCTCTAACATATCAACGCAATCTACTTATAAAACAATGTTTGATAGACTAGGAGAAATGTTGTTAAGACAAAATGTTTTATTTAAATCAAGAGAAGCTGCTGAATTTGCTTTAGGAATCACACCTGGAGGAAGAGGTATAAGACAAGTTGGTAAGATTGATGGTCTTGGTTTATTAAGATCAAATACAAGTGAACTATTTGGTTCGATAGATGCTGTGGAAAGATTAACTAGTTTGAAAGGACCCCTAGATAGTTTGGCTTCTTTACCTCTCTATAAAAACTTTTTACAATTTAAAGTTGGAGCTCAATATGGAAAAACAGTGCTTTCTCCAGCTACGCAAACAAGAAATTTTTCTTCTGCTGGTATGTTTGTTATGAACAGAGGACTTATTGGTAATAGGTCTTCAGTTATGGAATCAGTAAAAATGGTTGCTGATGATATTTTTAATGCTGGTAAATTAGGAGCAGATGCAGAACTTCGATTAATAGATAGTATTGAAGAAGGAATTAAATATGGAGCTTTAGATGAAAACATTGTTGCTTCAGAACTAGGTGCTGTTTTAAGAGCAATAAGATCCAGAGCTATTAAAGATACAGATGGCCTAACTAAATTTTTAGAAACAAAAGGATTATTAAGAGGAGCAAGCAGACTCTATGCTGGTGGTGATAACGTTTGGAAATGGTATGGATATAATTGGTATAAATCTTTTTTAACTGATTATGCCGGTGGTAATTTAAATAAAATGAAGCAATGGTTTAAAAATGTTGCTGGACAAGAATTTGATCCTAAAAATTTATTAGGCCAACAAAGAGGATTAGAAGAAGCAATCAAAGAAGCTTCAGCTTGGTATGTAAGAAATACAATGCCGACTTACAGTTTAGTTCCAAGATTAATTCAAGCTATTCGAACATTACCTATTGGTAACTTTGTATCTTTTCCTTCTGAAATGATAAGAACTACAATCAATACAACAAGAGTTAATTTAAGAGAAATAGCTTCTAATGATAAAGTATTAAGAGAAATGGGTTACAGAGGATTATTAGGTCAGTTCACTGTTTTAGGTGGAGCATCAGTTGCAGCTAAAGGTATATATAGCACAGCTACTGGAGTTGGCCAAGATTTAATGGAAGCTTATAAAATGTATGTAGCTCCTGAATTTCAAAGAAACAGCGATATTATGGCTATATCAAAACCAGATGATAAAGGTAGATTTAAGATTATAGATCTATCTTCTTTTATGCCATATGACACAGTAACTAAACCAATTGAAGCTGCATTTAATTTAATGCAAAAACAAAAATTAAATCCACAAAGTATTGATAGATTTTTATTTAACTTTGTATTTAGTAAAGATGGACCTTTTGCAACTTTATTAGAACCTTTTGTTAATAAAACAATTTTTTATGAAACGGTTTCTGAAGTTCTTTCTAATAAGAAAAAAGAAGGTGGCCAAATTTATAGTGACCTAGATGACTTTCCAGAAAAATGGGAAAAATCATTTAAACATATTGTAGGAACAATAGAACCTGGAGTATTTACTCTTGCAAGACAACTTTACTATGGCTTTAGAGAAAAGTTATCACCAACAGGACAAAACTATGATTTAGAAGATATATTGTTTGGATTAGGAACTGGAGTTAAACCACAGAATGTTGATTTAAAAAAAAGTATGGAATTTGTTTTAGCTGATTTAAAAAATATTAGAACAGATGCCCCAGATACAAGTACTATGTATAGATTTAATCAAACAAAAGATCAAATTATTAGTGACTATATTGATATACAAAGAAATGCATTTAGAGAACAACAAAGAATTCATAACGCATTAAAGACTATGATCGATTTAAATTTAGATGAAGATTATATTTATGAAGAAGCTAAAAAAAGGAGTATGTCTAGAAAAACAATTGATAAAATTTTGGATGGTGAATTTGTACCAATAAAATATTCTAAATCAAGATTTGAAGAAAAAATTATTAACACAGAAGATTTTCTTGAACAAAAAGGTAGAAAAGGTAAAGACGCTTTTGTTAAAGATGAAGATGCTTTATTTCCTGAATTTGAATTAGATGAAGTAATAGATGATTTAAATGAAATAGATTTATCCAAACCTTTTCCTTATGATGTACAAGAAGAAAAAGGTATCTCAACTATTCAATTAAAGCCAGTACCACAACAAACGTCTCAAATTCAAACACCACCTCTTCCTATTCAGCCACAGCCTGCTATAACGGCATCTACAGTACCTCAACAAATAAACCCAATTACAGGCTTGACAAGAACAGAGCAAGCATTATTGTCGCCTGAAGAACAAGTTATAAGACAACAACAAAGAAGTTAAATGGCAATTGAACCAAAAACACAAAGAGAACATATCATTTCCCTGTACGGACACGTTACAGGTGTGAAAAAAGATGTATACGCAATTAAAAAAAATCAAGGTCATATTCACCAGGACATTGAGAAATTGGGCGGTAAGATAGACAAGATCTATTGGGTTCTCTTAGCGGCAGTGGGAACAGTCGCGATGTCATTATTTAAAATATTTTTTTCATAATGAAAAAAAATCTCCTGGTCCATAAACATTTAATTGTACGCGCCGAATCAAAAAGTCCTCCAAAGGACGAAGAACACATTGTAGATTGGATGAGAGAATTTGTAGATAGCATAGGAATGAAAGTATTAATGGGTCCTTATGCAAAATATTTAGACGTACCTGGCAACAGAGGTTTAACCGTTGCAGCAATAATAGAAACTTCACACATCGTAATGCACACTTGGGACGAACCTGTTCCTGCAATGATACAATTTGATGTGTATTCTTGCGGTGAATTTGATGAAAATGATATTTGTAAAAAGATTGCAAAAGATTTTGATTTGACTAAAATAGAATATAAATATCTAAACAGAGAGACTGGACTTATGGATATCTCTGGAGGCATTTTAAACTATAGAAAATGAAACTTACCGCAAATATAACTTTGGATGAGCTCACCAAGTCACAGGTAGCCGAGAGGAAAGGAATTAACAACAATCCTAATCCTACTCAAATAGAAAATTTAAAAGCATTGGCAGTAAATATTTTACAACCAGTGCGTAGTGAGTTTGACAAACCTCTTATTATTAGTTCTGGATTTCGATGTGCAGAATTGTGCATAGAGATAGGATCAAAAATTACCAGTGAACATTGCGCAGATAATAAATCAGCAGCAGCTGACTTTGAGATTCCAGGAATAGACAATAAAGTATTAGCACAATGGATAAGAGATAACCTTATTTGGAATCAATTAATTCTTGAGTTCTACAAAGAAGGAGAACCGTCATCAGGGTGGGTCCATTGCAGCTATTCAACAGATTTAAATAAGAAAGAATCATTAATTGCCTACCGAGAAGATGGCAAAGTAAAATACAAGCCCTGGTCTTGACATTCACAAATATATAATTATATATGTTGCAGGTGCACAATAATGTGGCCTACAAATCTTGCTTAACAAGGAGGTTTTATGACAGCAATAGATTTAATCAATAAATTTAACAAAGACGTTTGGAATCATTCAGACAAAATTTTTGGAGATGTTTTTGATAACATGTTCAGCAATATGTCTATGAATTCAGCTATGAAGTCTTTTCCATTTTACAATGTAGTAAAATACGGAAAAGGTGAATATGGCATTGAGTTAGGACTTGCAGGCTTCAATAAGAAGAATGTTAAAGTTCAATACAAAGATGGCGTTTTAACAATCTCTGGCCAAGTAGACGATTCAGAAAAAGAATATGTTGAAAAAGGTTTAGCAGCTAGAAAATTCTTAAAACAATTTTCTCTACATCAAGATGTTGTAGTAAATAATGCTAAAATGGAAGATGGCGTTTTAACTGTTAAGTTAGGCGTTAATGAACCAGAAGAAATCAAGCCAATTGATATAGAAGTTAAATAATAATTTATTGTGGTAGGTTGTCGTTACAGATATAGCCTACCACAATTTCTCCGTTATAAACGTGATAAGTGTCCGGCATATTTTTTGGTTTTAATTTAAATTGTTTTTCTTCTACATTGTGTTCCCACCAACTAGAACAACTAACCCCATGAGTTTCTTCTTTAATTATTTTACCACTTGGTGTTATCAAATGAATAGTTAAAATAAAAATAGTTATTGATTTTAAATCCATTCTCTTATATCCTCCCCTAAAATTTCAGATGCTATATCAATTTTTTTACGTAAGGCTTTAACAATTTTTTCATCAACAGTTTTTTCAGCAATAAGATCAATATATGTTACCGATTTTTTTTGTCCTATTCTATGCGCTCTGTCTTCTGATTGTAATCTTTTTTCTAAATCGTAACCATTAGAATAATAGATTACTGTATTAGCTTGTGTCAATGTAATTCCATAGCCACCGGTTTGTGGGTTACCGACAAAAAATCTTACAGGTGAGTTAGTATCTTGAAATTGTTCAATGTTTTTTTGTCTTTTTTCTGAATCAATTGCACCATAGTATTGAACAACAGAATCATCTCCGTATTCTTTTTTTATTTGTTTAACAATATTTTCAATGTCGTGAATATAATTAGCCCATATGATAGCTTTGCCTTCTACTTCATCAAGTACACTCATTAATTCATCAATTCTATTATTTTTAAGATCAACAATTTCATCGTTATCTAATTTTAAATGACCACAAGTAATTTGATGTAGACGCATCATTTGCGTTAAAACATGTGGTGCAGTGACTGTTTTACCTTTCAAAGAAGTAAGTGCTATTGCTTTCATAGATGCATAATTCTTTTTTTGTTCATCAGTTAACTCAACATATCTTTTAATATAAATTTTATCGGGTAAGTCTAAACAATCTTCTTTTAATACACGGTAAGAAAAATGTTTTAATGATTCAGACAATTCATCTAGTCTTCTGTAAGAAGCAACAATTTGCACTTGTCTACCACCAAAGTTTCTTGAAACCATATGTGCATATCTACTTCTAAAACTATAATAAGATTCAAATCCAAGTAAATTAGAATCTAAAAACTTACATTGACTATATAAATCTAATGGAGATTTAGTAACAGGAGAACCGGTAAGAATTCTTCTGTATTTAGCCATAGAAGCAATTGCAGTAATAGCTCTAGTTCTTTTAGCCGTAGGTGTTTTTATAGTTGTAGACTCATCTATTGCCATTAAAGCTTTGTGAGAACGTAAGAATTTTGTGGCAAATTCTAGTCCTTTTTTAGTCGAAAATGCTTCAACATTCATTACAAGGATGTGAAGGTCATAATCTACATTAAATAATTGCTGATACTCTTTATCCTTTGCTTTAGATATTGAAGCTGTCCATAATATCGTTTTATGAGGTATATGGCTAGGTAAATGAGTAGGAATTTCAGAAGAAAACCAGTTTCTATATACACCTTTTGGTGCTATAATTAGCGCCGAATTTATTTTGCCTTTATCATAAAGCATAGCAATATTATCTACTAATACTTTTGATTTACCCGTACCCATTTCCATAAAGTACGCATACTCTTCTTTATCCCAGGATTTTTCTAACGCAATAATTTGATGTGCGTATGGTTTTGTTTTAAATTTATAGTTCATAATTTTTTATTCTTTCTATTGACATTCATATAATAATCTTTATATAGGTGTCAAGAGAATAATAGAATAAAAGAATGAAAAATAAAATTTTTGAATTATATAAACCAAAGTCTCTTATGGAATTTTTAGAGTTTTCTAAAAACAACCCAGAAGAGAGATTTGTATACGTATTGCAACACCCACCTGCAAATATAAATATTTTAGGTGCATCTGATTTTGGATATTTAGTTATTTGTTTGCCTAATTATGGACCAGATTCACAAATAATATTTTCATCAGCACCGTTTGTATTTAAGATGGGAAAAAATTTACGAGACTTTAGAGAACAAGATTACGTACTATTAACAGGTGATCCAGCAGTGATTGGTATTTCTTGTGCAATAGTTAGTGATAAAACAAATGGTAAATTTAATCTCTTGAAATGGGATCGAAGAGAGGCTAAATACTATCCAATAAATTTCGATCTCTATCAGAAAGGATAAAAATATGAGTGAAGAAAACAAAACATTTAATATTACAGATGAGTTTGAAGCTGACCAAGAAAAGGTAGCTGAAAGAACCGATATAGAATCTTTATCTATGCATGTAGATAAACTTCTTGAGTTACAAAAAGATATAGAAGCTTCAGAAGAAGCTACTAAAAATTTAAAAAAACAATACGACAAGATTAGTTCAGAGGTGATACCAAACATTCTTGCAGAACAAGGATTACAATCTCTGAAACTCGCTGATGGGTCTTCATTAGAAGTGAGTAAGAAGTACAGTTGTACTCTTCCAAAAGATCCTGCAAAAAAAGAAGCAGCGTATAAATGGCTTCGAGACAACGGGTTAGGTGACATCATTAAAAATGAAGTTGCTGTAACTTTCGGTGTCGGAGAAGATAACAAGGCGGAGCAATTGCTTAACCTTGCGGCTGACAATGGTTATGAACCTCAACAAAAGTCAAAAGTTGAGCCAATGACATTGAAAGCCCTATATCGTGAGCGTGTCGAGGCCGGCCTCGACATGCCTTCCGATGTCTTTCATTTATTTATGAAAGATGAAACTAAATTAAGCCGGAAATAGGAGAATAAATAATGGCGAATAGCGAAAAAAGAACGGCGACTCAAGAAACGGGAACCGTGACTAAGATGAAAGAGAACCTACCTAGTATGGATCTCTTTGAAGCTGATGCACATCAAGGTTTTGATAATATGGACCAGAATGATCTGGCACTTCCATTTTTAAGAATCTTGGGTCAGCTTTCACCGCAAGTAAATAAACGTGACGCAAAGTATGTAAATAGTGCTGAACCAGGCATGATTTATAATACTGTGACAGGTGAACTTTATGATGGTGAAAAAGGCATCAACGTAATCCCTTGTTATTACAAGAGAGAGTATGTTGAATGGACTGATAGAGGAGAAGGAACTGGAGCACCTGTTGCAGTTCACTCGGCTACCAGTGCAATAGTTCAAGAAGCTACTAGAGATTCAATCGGTAAAGATAGATTGAAGAATGGTAACTATCTTGAAAATACTGCTTCGTATTTTGTAATGATCTGTAAAGATCAAGGTGCTGAAACAGCATTAATTACAATGAAATCGACACAGTTAAAGGTCAGTAGAACCTGGAATTCCATGATGAATGGATTAAAACTTCAAGGTAAAAATGGCCTATTCACACCACCTATGTGTAGTCATATGTACAATTTAAAAACTGTACAACAATCAAATGACAAAGGTACGTGGTTTGGTTGGACTGTATCGAAAATAGGTCCTGTTACAGACAGAGGCTTATATGAGCAGGCAAAAGGATTTGCTGACAGCGTTAAAAAAGGTGACGTTCAAGCAAAACACACTAAAAATGATGAGAAGAGCGAAGACAATACTCCGTTCTAAAAATAATAAGGGGCTCGAAAGAGCCCCTTACAAATTTAGTTTTGTAAAGAAAGGATACCATGATAACAAAGCAAGAAAAATTTAAATCAATATTTGAAGGACTCAAAATAGCATATGGACAATACCAAAGAGGTGAAAGAGCAGAGAATGGTAAACAAAAAGGTAAGGCATTCATTGTTAGAAAAAATGTTAGTGATGATCTTTGGCACAATCATCTTAAAGGTGAAGGTCCGGCTTTGGGGATTATCCCGATTACAGAAAATAATAATTGCAAGTGGGGTTGTATTGATATTGATCAGTACGATTTTGACCACACTAGCTTCATACAAAATGTACGTAAAGTTAACCTTCCTTTAATCGTCTGTCGTTCTAAATCAGGCGGAGCACACGTTTTTTTATTTACAAAAGATTTTATTCCTGCAGCCACTATGCAGGCAACATTAAAAAAAATGGCAGCAACCTTGGGCTATGAAGGTTCTGAAATATTTCCTAAACAAACAGAAATACTCGTGGACCGTGGAGACACAGGTAATTTTTTAAATCTTCCATATCATAATGAAATGAAAGGATTGCGTTATGCAATTAAAGATGATGGGTCAGCAGCAACTTTAGAAGAATTTTTTGAATTATACGACAAGTATGTTCAAGAAAAATTAGAGGAAGTTAAAATAGAAAAACCAAAAATAGTAGAGGCATTTATTGATGGACCACCGTGTTTGAATAAATTAGCTAAAGATGGTTTTGGTGAAGGTGCTAGAAACAATGCATTATTTAATATTGCAGTTTATTTTAAACAAGCATCTCCGGATTCTTGGGAAGACCAAATTGTACAAGCAAATTTAAAATATATGAATCCACCTTTAAACAATACCGAAGTACAAATGTTAATTAAATCTGTAAATAGAAAAGGTTATGACAAATACAGATGTAAAGATGCCCCTATTAATTCAGTATGTCAATCAGGACTATGTAGAACAAAAAAGTTTGGTGTTGGCTATGGTGAAGAAGAGATGCCATCACTTGGTAGTTTAACTAAATATACATCTAAACCACCACAATGGTTTTTAGATGTTAATGCTTCAAGAATAGAATTAAAATCAGAACAACTTTATAATCCTGGTATGTTTGCTTTAGCATGTTTGGATCAAGCAAATTTAATTATACCTGTATTAAAACCAAAAGATTGGAAACAATATTATTTAAAACCTTTGATGCAAAATATTCAAGAGGTAGAACCACTACAATCATTAGATCCAATGAATGAAATTACAGCACTACTACAAGACTGGACAACTAATAGACAAAACGCAAGAACATTAGAAGATATATTTAATAAACTTCCATTTACAGATAATAAAAGAGAATTTACTTATTTTAGAATGGAAGACTTTTATACATTTTGTAAAAAAAATCATTGGGAATTAGATAAAACAAAAACAGGAAACTTAATCAAACAATTAAAAGTGTTTGTAGATGAAGTAAGAATGGAAATTAAAAAGCAACAACCAAGATTAATAAAAATTAAAACAATGAAAAAAGTTGAAGCATCTGTTTCACAAACAAAATATCAAGAGGAGCATTTTTAATGGCAGCTATTGGCAATAATTGGTATCTAAAACAAAAACTAAAAATACAAGAACTAGAAAACACTGTAGATAAATTAAGAATACACAACAGAATATTAAAAGCAAAACTAAAAAAATATGAAGACAATAATATTGGGACCTCCAGGAACTGGAAAGACAACAACACTATTAAACTTGGTTGATGAATTTATTCAACAAGGTATTAGGCCAAGACAAATAGGTTATTTTTCTTTTACGAAAAAAGCTGCAAATGAGGCTGCGACTCGAGCTGCAGAAAAATTTGAATTGGACAGAGATAATGATTTAGAAAACTTTAGAACTTTACATTCTTATGCATTTAAAATGTTAGGTATGACAAAAGAAAAAATGATGTCTAATTCAGATTACAAAGAGTTTGGAGAAAAATGTGGTATTCCAATCAAGACAGCAAAATATTCATTAGATGATGGTACGTTTAATTCTGATAATGAGTATTTAACTATCATTAACACAGCAAGAGTTAAGAGAATGGACTTATTAGAATATTATGATTCAAGAAGAAACATTTTAGATATTGAAAGAGGTACATTATATTTAATTGCAGAAGAATTAAAAAGATACAAAGAAGAAAAAGGTTTGCATGATTTTACGGACCTATTAGAAAAATTTATTGAAAAAGAGATTGAATCTAAATTTGAGGTATTATTTATAGATGAAGCACAAGACTTATCTTTATTACAATGGGATATGGTTAGAAAGATATGGAAAAATGCAAATAAAACTTACATAGCTGGTGATGATGATCAAGCTATCTTTAAATGGGCTGGTGCAGATGTGGATCATTTTATATCTTTAAAAGAAGAAGTAGATAAGATTAAGACTTTAGATCAGTCTTATCGTATACCAGGTGGACCTATTCATGAACTGTCACAAAAAATAATAAGTAAAGTACAAAATAGATTTGATAAAGAATATAAACCTAGATTAGAAGTAGGTGTTTTAAAAAGATATTCTGATGTAACCCAGGTAGATATGTCAGAAGGAAATTGGTTAGTATTGTCTTCTGCTAATCATTTTTTAGATGATGTTAAAGAATTATGTGAATTAAGGGGTTGGTACTATCAATACAAAGGAATGAACTCCATTAAACTTAAATTGTTATTAGCATTACAAAATTGGGAATCTTGGAGAAAAGGTTCTTTGCTTACGCATATAGAAATAAAAAATATTTATGAATATCTTGGCGCAAATGTAGCAGACGGATTTAGAACCGGTAAGCTATTTCATTCAGAGGAAAAATATACAATGAAAGAATGTCAAGAGAAATATGGACTTCTTACTGATAAAGTTTGGTACGAATCTTTTGAAGGGTTAGACACTATTACAGAAAATTATATTCGTAATATGCGTGCCAATGGCGAGAAGATAAATGCAAACCCTAGAATAATAATGTCAACAATACATGGAGCAAAAGGAGGAGAGGCCGATAAGGTATTGGTGCTACAAGATATAACTAATGCAGCTGTAGAAACATTTCAATATGATCCCGATGAATTACATCGGTTATTTTATACTGGAACAACTAGAGCTAAAAAAGAATTACATATTGTAGATCCAAAAAACTTTGATCGAGCATACATAATATGAAATGTTTTTATTGTAATTTTGAAGTTAGGTGGAACAATGATTTTGATACGGAAGACACATTTCCTGATTCAGAATATGACATTGTTAGTATGTATCAATGTGATGAATGTGATACGTGGTACGAAGTATTTCATCATAAAAAAGGAGAAAAAAAATGACAGACAAAAGTATGTTTAAAGAAACAGCATATGATTCTTTAGAAAAACAGATAGGCGGAAAACATTATAGTATGAAAATTCAACCAGCATACTTTATAAATGAAAACAAGTTGCTTTTCGCGGAGGGGAATGCTATTAAGTATATTTGTAGGCATTCTAAAAAAGGAGGAGAAGAAGATATAAAGAAAGCTATACATTATTTAGAAATGATTCTTGAGAGGGACTACTCATGAATTTTATGATGTTAATTACTATTGTAATATTAATTAATTATTTATTTTTAATAAAATGAATACAGCAAAATGTATTATATGTGAAAAAAGAAATATTGTTTTTGATTGTTTGTATTTTTGCAAACAATGTTACAAAAACATAAAAGGAGAAAAAAATGAAAAAATTAAAAATAAGAAACAAAATATTACAAATAATAGATAAAACAAATGCCTAGAACAATTCAACCACCTTTATTTGCTCCCGAAACAGAATGGGTTAAACCCGAAGAACTAAAAGATTTATCACACTACAAAGAAATAGCTGTAGACTTAGAGACATGTGATCCGGACCTAACGACACTTGGATCGGGGAACGTGGTTGGTCGAGGTCATATTGCTGGTGTTGCCATAGCTGTTGAAGGCTGGGCTGGATATTTTCCTATTGGTCATGAACACGGAGACAATTTAGATAAAGGTTTAGTTTTATCTTGGCTTAAAGATGTTTTTAAAAAAGAAGATACAACATTTATTTTTCATAATGCAATGTATGATGTGTGTTGGTTAAGAGCAGCAGGTATTCAGATAAAAGGAAAAATAGTTGATACTATGATTGCAGCATCATTAATAAATGAAAATAGATTATCGTACAGATTAGATTCACTTGCAAAAGAATATGTTGGTATTGGTAAAGATGAAAAAGTTTTACAAGAAGCAGCGAAAGCATGGACCATTGATGCAAAAAAAGATATGTGGAGATTGCCTGCAATGTTTGTAGGTCAGTATGCAGAAAGAGATGCTGAATCAACTTTAAAACTTTGGCAAAGATTACAATCTGAATTATATGCGCAAGAATTATTTGATATATTTAATTTAGAAACAAAATTATTTCCTTGTTTAGTAGATATGAGATTTAAAGGTGTGAAAGTAGACCTCGAAAAAGCCAATAAAATCAAGGAAAATTTGATATCTCAAGAAAAAAACATACTTCACAAAATTAAAAAACTAACTAACATAGATGTAGAAATATGGGCAGCGGCTTCTATTGCAAAAGTATTTGAAAAATTAAAATTACCTTTTGACAAAACAGAAAAAACTGGAGCACCAAGTTTTACAAAAAACTTTTTAGCAAACCATCCAAATGAAATTGCACAAGACATTGCAAATGCTAGAGAAATAAATAAAGCACACACAACTTTCATTGACACTATAACTAAACATTCTGTCAAAGGAAGAATACATGCTGACATAAATCAAATTAGATCAGATGCAGGAGGAACAGTTACAGGAAGATTCTCTATGTCAAATCCTAACTTACAACAAATTCCTGCAAGGCATAAAGAATTAGGTCCTATGATTAGATCAATTTTTATTCCAGAAGAAAATTGTAAATGGGGATCATTTGACTACAGTCAACAAGAACCAAGAATTTTAGTACACTATGCTAAATTACAAAATTTAGAAGGAGTAGATGGAATAGTAGAAGCTTATCAAAAAGGTGATGCAGACTTTCACCAGGTAGTAGCAGATATGGCAGGC